TATCTGTAAGGATATTGGTCAGACTTACCCACTGTTTATTGTATTCTTTCATTGCATCAGTATCTCTATCTCTCAATAATACAACACCTTTCAAATCATCAAACATAACTGCCATGCCAGTCGCATTGGTATGGAAAACCTGTTCAAGCTTCAACCGCCATTCGTCCGTACCGTTAACATAAGAGCGTTGGATAGCAGCGAGCGACCCCATTCGATCACCAATTCTTTCCGTATGAACAAGAATTTGGCCAAGGTTACCCATACCCAATTGGATTTGTTTAAAGGCTTCTGCGCCCTCCTTGTTCATCTTGATATCGTTTAATGCCGAGTTGAATCCTTGTATCGTGCTGGTGGCAAACTCCGCGCTTTCACCCGCCACCCGTGCTGCGGTCTGAATACGTAAAACTTGCGTGGCCGCCAAGCCGGTGTTGCGGGCCAAATTGGACAACTGCAACTGGCCAACCGCAAAATTATCCAACGACTTAGCAACAGCAACAAACCCTGCAGCCAACCCAATCGGGCCCAGCAATGAACGCGACAGAGATTGAATGCCCTTATCTAAATTAACAACATTCTCACCAGCCTTGCCAAAATGCTTGGTACTCGCTTCACCAGTACCCTGAATAGTCTTGGTGATCTTCTCCGTGCGAACTGCAATCGCGTCGAGAAGATCGACAATACCTTGTGAGTCTAAGGTGGTGGCGTCAACCATCGTCGTCCTGTGGGTTTAGTTTCTCAGCGAGCTTAACCGTCCAGTACATATGCCGCATGATCTCTGTCATCGGCATTGCCAAAAATTCTACTGGATTGCGACTGTAGTGCTTGGCCAATTGGTAACAGTCGAGAACTACGTCGTTATAAGTCAGCGCACGGCCATCACTGCTTACGGAATAAAAAAACGGTGCGCCAATTGCAGGGCTGCGTTCTCCCAGTCTCTGGCGGTCAACGCCTTGAGTGTCGATGTTGGAACTTGCGCCAAACGCTGCATCATAGCGAACATCTGTTCCGTTTCGTAACGGATTTTAACCTCCGTACCCAACGCATCGATACGTATGGGCGAACCAACTATCATGATATCTTCGCCAGTCGGTTCACGAAAACGCAACTCACTAATTTCATCACCGTGTGCATTCACCGGCTTACTCAGCTTGACGATCAGTCCGGTAAATTCAACACCATTGGCTTCTTTTTTGACTTCGTCTGCCATGCTACCTCCCTAACTAATTATAGTATTTCGTCACATGAGATGCCTTCCCATTTCACGCGCACCATGCCGTCGCGCGCATTGATTGCAAGCGCCGACACGCACCAGCCTTCACGCAACACGTAAACGCTGCCGTTGGCAAGTTCGGCAGTGACGGTAACGTTCACCATCGCATCGAAGTCTTCCACCGCAAGGCCGGGCGTTGTCGTGATATCGCCTTCGATACTCGGCACGCGCGGCAGTTCGGAAAATCCGTGAATGTAATCCTGACCGGCGATTCCGGCTCGCTCAATCACGGATGGGGTGACGGTAAACGACCCTCTTAGGGGCCATTGATTTCCGTCTGTTTTGAGGAAGGCAACACCGGCCACGCGCTGGGCCATTTTAGTTCTCCTTGGTTAGTGTACAGTTTCATCCTGTCGCCTTGACCCTTGCCGATGTACTTTATCTTTCCATCAACACGGATTGCGTAGACATAAAACTTTTTCATGCTGCTGTTAGTGCGTCCAAACCTCTGTTGAACTGGAGGCGGAATTGTGCCAATACTGCGAATACCCTCAGCTGATTTACCAAATCCGGAGGATAGAGGACGTTCACCCTATTCACATCATTCGCATCGCGCTCAACAATCAAGTTGGCCTTAAACGCCGCACCGTTCTCAACCAACCCGTTAAACTCATCAATGCGATATTGCGCAACCAATTCCGCCTTGATGATCTTCGGCGTAACGATCGCCTGCCCAGCACCAAAGCGTGTACCGTCATCGGCCAGCTTGTGGCGCGGATATTTCGACGTGATCGCCTGCCGCTGGTTGCGCAACAGCCGCGCCAGTGTCGCCAACGTAGTCACAACTTCATAAGCGTCATCGGTGTTGCCGTAGAGATTGCGCGTTGACGTCGTTGTCTCCCGCGCGATGGTCGGGATGTTATCACTGAAGGTGCGCTGCGTAGCGATGCCGCTGGACGCCAGCGTATTGAGTTCGGAAATGGTGAACAAATCCTGTCCCTTAGCCGGCAGGATTCCCTCAAGATGCAGCGATTGCAACGGGCGTGCCGGATCGATCGCCAGACACCGCGCTGCCTTCGCGGTATAAGCCGCCGCCCACTCCCAAACCGGGGACGGAGCCAACAACTCAACGCCTAGCGCAGACAGTTGCGCGCTGTTGTGCGTCGTACCACCAAACACTTGCAATGGCCCGACATCATTGCGCACCGCCGAGAACAGATGACCGTAAAGTTGTCGTATCCAACCCCAGCGCCCTGTGTCACCGAAGCCAAGTTCGGTCTTCCACAAATTCAGTGAGTTGGAATCGGTGAACGGTACGCAAACATATTCAACCGGCGTTTCACCAAGGTTACTGATCGCCGTCGCAAACGATGGATCACCAGCACCAGAAGCTAACGGCGAATAAGTCAGCGTCAACCCGGCTGGCATACCTTCGCCACCAGTCACACCGTAGTAGTTGTCGCTCATCAGAATGTCATTGCCGGTCGTGCCCTTCCACTTACAGGTCAATGTCACCTGTCCAGCAACCGCTCCCGCCGTTACCGGCAGATCAGCATTAGCTGTAATCGCACTCACGATAGCCGTTGCCACATCCGCGACCAATTCAGAGGCGGAAACTGCCACCGGCACATGCAACCCGCCGATATAGAGATGCAACGTTCCTGCCGCAGTCGGCTGGCCGGTCACCGTAATGGTGCCGTGCGCAGCGTTTGAACCTTCCGCTGTTGGTAGCGCCCAGACTTCACCAGCCCAATTGTTGGCAAAGTAGGCGCGGAACATGCACGACAACATACTACCGCGACCAAATTGATCATCGGCTTGTGCCTGCGATGCAATAGGAATTGGAATTTCCACCGTCGCGCCGCTCGCCACCTTGGCCGTTGACTTGTAACCGACAAGGAGTGCCGGGAGGCGGTTGATAGGAAGCCCCGCCTTGCTGCTGTCGATTTCGACGTAGTAGAGGGGTATCTTCCAACTAGCCGGAATATTATTAAACGAGATCGGCATTTTACTTCTCCTTGCTTGTAGCCGCCTTCTTCTTTGGCGCTACGGGTTTCTGCGGTTCAACAAATTCCTGAAATTTTTCAAGAGGTGCTTGTTCTTTTTCCCATGCTTGACGTAACTTTTCCGTTTCCTCTTTCGTCAAATCTGGGGATACAACCGGCGTTGGCGCAACGATTGTCGGCGTCGGTGACGGCGCTGATGCAAATGGGTCAACCAGCAAAATCGACCCCTCGCGCAGACGACGATACGTATAGGTGTCATCCGGCCAATCCCCACTGCCAGAATCGCGGAACGCACCGCCGACAGGGTGGCGCAATACCTTGCGCAGTTCATCACTAGCTGGCCAGACTTTCATACCGCGCTCCTAGTTCTGCGGAATATCGTATTGAACTTCTGTTTGCTGCCGGTTGTCGATATCAGCCTGTGTGTCGCCACCGGGGTACTGCGTCTTGACATGGATCAACAGGAAGTCATCATCAATGACTGGCGGATAATCGATAACACCGAGATCGCACGTCAGGTTGAAACGCATCTCGGCAATCGGTATAGCATTCTCTTTGCCGACACTACCAAACACGTGCGAACGATTGCCACGCGTGTAGGCTTGGATAGCAACTTCATTCGGCTTGCCAACATTCTTCCAGTTGTAAAGCGTGGGGTCGATGAAGATTTTACTAAACGCTGCCCAAGCCGCGTCCAACTTGTTCTCAGCCGCAGCGGCATCATTGTTCTGCACCACCACTGAAATGCCATACGTCGCCGATGACTTAAACTTGACCTCGCCGACATTAGCATCACCATCCGGCGTCATATCCTCGTTGATGAAATAAACACCAAGGAACGGAACGTTCTCAGGCTGTATTTGCTCAGAAGTGTTGGTGCTGAATTTGGTGAAACCGTTAAAGAACGTCATCGCCCGTAGCCGCGCCATGATCTTGTCACGTACGACGAAAGCTTCACTACTCATGAAGCAAAACCCATAGCCCCAAAGATAGCGATATAAGCGCTAGACCAATTGCTATTGTGTTTCATGCTGGTTTAGCCGCCACCCATTTACGCAGGCTCAAACTAGTCTGGCCACCGCCATTACTCTTAACCTCGATCACCTCAAAAGTACCCAGATCAGGCATGCCGACATTCTCCGAAATGGCGACGTGGTCGCCCTGTAGTGGCAGCACCGTGAACTCAGATTCTAAAATATCTAGCACCACGCGTGAGTCGGAAAAGATCGACCCTTCTTCAGCCAGTACGTCTATCGGCTCAGTGTCGTAAATTCCGCGTGCCGCGTAAGCCGGTGCATTCGGTTGGCTGACCAAAGGTGTGATCGTTACCGGGCGCGCGAACAAATTGAACGCTGGCGTATAAACCTGCGTAGAGAAATTAACTGCCATTACTTCAAACCATAGCGGCGAAGACATTCTACTGAAGGCTCAGGTGGTTCATAACCACGATTGCAAGCCTTCACCAGCATGCGAATAGACGTACGCGAGTTCGGTGGCTCACCGCGCGCTCGGAATGCTCTTGTTTTTCGTGGAGTACCGCCTTGCGGGCCAACAGGCAATCGACCCTGATGAACCGCGTTCCGCAACAGTTTGAAAAAATCTGCCGTTACCGTCATTTTAACTCCCATCATCCAGCCGCATCAGTTGCTTTGCCAGTTTTCTTGCCGCTGCCCGCCTTGCCCGTCGCTTCTTACGGAACGTACGCACCGTGCGACCCGGTTTCTTGCCTTGGTACATCAACGCAGGGGCAATGTAGTTCAGCCGACCCGGTATCCATTGTCCTAACACATTGCGCGGTTGCGAGCGCCAGTCATGCCGCCAGTGATTGTCCAGCCAATCCTGCCGCGATTGAGCCCAGTTAGTGCGGCCCCAAACCGTAGACCAACGCCGTTTAGCATCCTTGTCAATCTTGTTATAGGCGTCTTGCAGCTTGCTCAGTATCTTACCGGGCAAACCGGGAAAACTCGTTGGGGGTCTAATCCTTCTTAAAACATCATCACGAAACCGATCGAATTCACTCGCGCCGCCAGTTTCAATTGCCTGCGTAACTCGCGCCACATTACTGAGCGGTCCCCCCAACAATTGCATTACAGCTTGTTCACCAAGGTCTTCAAATTTCTTAGCGATAATATTTTCAATAATACTGTCGTCGCCTTCAACTAACGCTGTTGCCAACTTGGCAATAACCCCGGCACCAAGCCCAAGGAACGCCATCAGTTACGCCAAAACAACATCTCAGGCTGATCTTTTAATCCACGAAGATAAGGTATTAAGAAAAATCTAAACCAATGATGATCTTGTTCACCAAACGGACCGCTTTCTTTATCAACTCGAATAACTGATCCGTTAATATCCATTCCATATCTTTCCTTATACCCATGTTTGGCAAGCAAAGAATTTGCTTCCTGAATTTCAGTTTCTATCGCAATCACAACCAATACCTCGTAAGCCCTTGCACCAAAGCTTCTGCTGCTCGCATGGCTGTCGTTCCCGATTTTCCAGCACTAGCCATCGATTTGATCGCCAAGGCGTTCGGGTCAAAATACATGACCCGCGCTTCCTTGTGGCTGATACTGCGGATCATTGCATCGCCACGAATAGCAGCGTTGTAAGATTCCCGCGTCAACAAGATAGCGGCTTGCTGCAATTGCGGTGGCGCTTCAAACGGCAAATCATAACCGCCAGTATATTCCACCACAGTCGGTACCAACCATGGACCCCCGCTCACCTTAACCAAAAAGCCTGCATCACTGTCAACGATATAATCAACATCCTCAACCAACAAAACATCATTCTCCATGACCACTGGCGCTGGATCAGTCCGAATTGGAAAATGTGACAACGGCAAGCGCGGGCTAGAACTAGTCGTGTCCATCAATTGCTCTTTGACTGTTTCTTTAGCAAAAACCCTGTTACCCAAATCACCAATCACATCGCTCGCCCAGCGAATGAACATCTCAATCTGGTCATCAGTTGACTGGCTCGATGTCGCAAACAAATTCATCGCCAACTTCGCATCCTTTACCGTCAGGATCGAAATGTCCTTGGCCGGTTCGATAACAGTGACAACGGAATGCATTAATCTTCCTCGACGCTATCTTTCCAGTCTTCATTAACCGGAGCAAAGACTTCCGGCCCAAAACGTAATTCGCCACCATAAGCTTCTTCAAATTCACTATTATCGATACCGTTATAACTGATAGTAACATGCGGCTTGTAATCCGGCCAATCCCACGATGCGCCAGCGGCATTAAATTCTTTCCACCGCTCAATCAATTCCGGTGACTCAAACCGTAGAACAGTTGCTTTCTTGTCATCAATCCCAAATACATCCAGTTGTCGTTGCCCACCATTAACTACAACTTCATCCTGTCGCGGCGACACCTTCGACCAGTCAACCTTTACCTTAGAAAATGCCACCGTCACATGCATGTCAGAAGGCAACAACGTAGTTTCAAAACCATTTGCCTTAGCCCAAGCAATAACATTATCAGCGTTCAATAACGGACGATGTACGTACAACGTCTGTAATTTTAACTCGCGTTGGAAACACTTCAAATACTCCTTTATTCCAACTGACAGATCGTCATAGTCCTCAGCAATGGCACCAATATATAAAACTACGTCACCATCTTCGCTACGCTTGGCCCTTATCAAATCGCCGCGCGAGCTAAGAACCTTATCATTCGAATAAATGACTTGCATCAGCGCGTCTCCGCCAGAAAGCGCTCAAACAAGTCGCGCAGCACGACCACTTCACCGTGCGATCCATCGCTCATGATCGGTACGATGCTATAATTCTTGTTATCGACCGACCATGCGATTATTTCACGCCCTGCCGGACCTTGCTCACCACGCGAGCCTTTTTCCCCACGCTCACCCGGCTTACCCGCTTTGCCGACCGGACCGCCTTGCCACCCCGTACCGGGGCAATCCCCCGGATTGTCTTTAACGGCGACAAACCACATCGAGTTCTTAGTGACAACATCAAACGCCTGATACGTTTTTGCAGCGTCATAGGTGCCTCGTATCGTCCAACTGCGGCCATCCTTGCCGTTTTCCCCGTTGCGCCCGGAAATTGCTAGGCAGACCCAATCTTTATTATCAAACGGGTCCATGGCTGTATCGCGCTGCGCTTGGTACAAACTTCCATCAAACGTAACGACATCACCTTCATAAGACACCGCCCCCATTTTCCACTTTTTCACCTTCGGCAATTTACCCGGCGCACCATCTTGACCAGGTTCGCCCTTCACCCCTTGCGGCCCGATAATGCTTTGCCCCGGCTCACCCGCCGCGCCTTTTTCCCCACGCGTACCTGCTTCGCCTTTTTCACCTTTAATGCTTTCGCCATCCTTACCTCGCTCTCCCTGTTCGCCTTGCGGACCACGTTCACCGGTCAAGCCCAACGGACCAATAATACTTTCGCCTTTTTCACCTTTAATGCTTTCGCCATCCTTACCTCGCTCTCCCTGTTCGCCTTGCGGACCACGTTCACCGGTCAAGCCCAACGGACCAATAATACTTTCGCCTTTTTCACCCCGCTCACCCGGATCGCCTTTGGCCCCAGACTTACCAACTTCGCCTTTTTCACCCGGATCTCCTTTGATAGAAAGTCCGGGCGCTCCCTCCTTACCTACCTCGCCTTGATCACCCTTGTCCCCCTTCAAGCCTATTCCTGGTTCACCTTGGTCGCCCTTCGGCCCGACAATGCTTTCTCCTGGCGGGCCAGCCGGTCCAATCGTTCCAGCCTTTCCGTCAATCCCATTTTTCCCATCCCGGACAATCGATAGGCGCGCGTCAACCTTTGCCACGAGGTCGGCAACCTCGGACCTGTACTGGACCAAAGCTTCACGTGCGAGAGACCGAAATTCCGCATTCTCTGCCCTTAATTCAGCAATGACCTTGCCAACTTCAGCAAGCGCCAGCCCAACCTTTAACTGCGCTTCCCGTTCGATTCGCCCAGCAACGGCACCCAATTCATCCGCTAAAACATTAAAGAGCGAGGTGACGTGACTGGGATGATCTGAACGTTGATCTAAGTCGTTGTTGTTCGACATCCGTTAATTCCTTTGGCGCTGGCAGTGCAGCGGGAGCCGGAGGTGCCGCCGGAATAGCCGAAATATTTTCAGCTGCCGTCAAAGGCACGTTTTGTGCCTGCATCCTTGGCTCATCACCAGCATCCACCCTCTTTAGATCAAATGCGGCTCGCGCCTCATTTGGAGAATGGATACCACTTGTTACGCTGCGTGCGAACGCTTCAATGCGATTCTTCATTTCTGAGCGCAGCAGTACGGAAACGTCAAATTCTACGTATTCGTTTGGTTGCCCGGAAAGGCCAAACAAGGAATCGAATGCAAGTTCGATGTGATTGATGCAAAACTGCAACCCAGAAGCCAGCCAGAATTGCATCAAGGACTCTGTCGACGCAAACGTTGTTGTCGACATACCCAACAATTGCAATGGCACACGAAACGCCAACGCTATTTTCTGGTCGCTCATCTTCATCACTTCGGCTAGCTGGGCGTCCACTGGCGTCACCGACATTGGCAGCGGCTTCATACCCGCGCCCAAAATAACTGTACCGCCCGCGCCCAAGTGCTTAGCCTGCTCATTCCAGCGATCGCGTATCTGTTGAATTTGTTCTGGTGTCAAAGTCAGATCAGACGACAGCACCATACTTGGCCGCGCCTGGTTGGTATAAAAAGCAATCTGTTGCGTTAGAATAGCATTACTGGCTGCCACATCACGTGCCGCAGACAAAATCGGACTTTCGCCGCGCAAGATATTAAAGGGCGAGTGCCGCAACTTAATGTGCAACACATCCCGCGCCGGTACCAGTAACGGATAGGCTTCCGGGCCCAACTTGTAGTCCACGATCGGATTGCCACCCAAACTGTAAAAAACATCGCCCGTTTGCGGCGCAATACGCGGCATACACTGTCGTGGGTTCATCAAGTGGAGTTCTTGCACTTCACCGCGATAATTACGCAGCGCTATCGCGTACCCATTACCTTCAGCATAGAGGTTGTCCACCAGATTGAGCATGAAGTCGCTCATTGTCTGGTAGTCGTTTGGTCCTTGCCGCAAGATACGCGACAGCGAAGACGTTTCAACGCGCTTACGCCCGCCATCATTTTGACGTAACCAATGGTCACCAGGTAACATCGCAACGGTCTGGCTGTAAGCGCTAATGCACGCCTCAATCATCGCCGTGCGGTCAGAACCTTCAATAGAAAACCCACGTTGCCACCAATTCACTTCTGAACTGGTGACCCAGCCGCCGCTCACCGGCAATGGAAAAGGCGGCGAGCCAACTTCGCCCTCCGCCGTTTTAACAACGAGCGATTTCAACCGCGATAAAACGCTCATCAGGTTTTCTTTTCAGTAACCGTAGCGCCAGGTTCGCGTGCCTTCTTGGCTCGTGCTTCTCTTGTTTTGTAAAGCGCGGCCTCATCATCTGCTTCCGCTGCCTTGTGCTCAACCGCAGGAGGTGGCCGTTGCGTTGCAGTCTTTGTTTCTTTTCTCTTAGCCTCCTGTAGCAACTTAGCATTAGGCACTGGGTCCTGCGCGCCGATGTGTTGTTCCGGCGCGTCGGCAGGTTTGTCAGGGGTAGCAGGCGCAAGACGCGTATCCTGCGCGTGCACCTGCATATGGAAAACTTCTTTATCGCTCATGGCACCACCGTGGTTGGGGCAACAACGTCATAAACGCCGGAACCCCACGTTGCGTTGCCGAAACCAACACGGCAAGTTATCTGCGCGCCGGAGTTGTTAGCCGACACTGAGAACGAAGCGTTAGTCGCGCTGACGTAAGCCAGAACGCCCACACCGGGAGAAGCCGACGAAGCGAGGTACCAAGCGTAAGACGGTACCGCCGTGCCTTGGCCAACCCATGGTCCGCCCGTGTTGACGGTGAGCACGGAAGCGACCTTGATCACAGGTGCACCTGTGATAAACGGCGGTGCACCCATTTGCGGATGCAGCACTGGCGGGTAAGCGATGCGTTGTTTACCGATGACGTAAGACATTTTGAATGTCTCCTTTCAAAAATAAAACTGGGAAGCAGGATGCCCAGCGGATCGAGGGCTTCAAGACCCGCTGGACATTGGCTGGTCTGCCATTCTTCGCCTTTCAGCGAAGCTTCAAATCACGGGCTCCACGCGATGTTGGTCATGAACAGCACCATGCCAGAACGGCGCATAGCCCAGTTCATGTCCATGATCATGCGGATGCCGATCGAGTCGGTCTGCCACAGCGACTTGACTGTACCGGCGTTCACGACGCCGCCAACCACGATATCTGTAGCCGACGCTGCTGCGTCTTCCATCATCAACGTTGCCGAGTCACTGACTTCAAAGCGCGGGGTATCACCCGTCGCCGTGACGAAGTCATTGGCATCCATCAACCAGATAGTGTCCGACGGAATTGTCGAAGTCGACATAATGATCGGCCAGCCATTCCAGCGTCCGGCCAATATTTCATCGCGGAACGGCATGATGCCGCTGGCCGCAACAATCGCTAGCCCGATGCAGTTAGCCTGCCCCGGCGTCATGATCCAGACCGGGGTCCGGATATTACCGTTACTAGCCGTCGACAGCGCATTGGACATGACCTTCAAGTCATTGACCACGTCCGGCAAGCCGGTACCAGCGGAACCAGGGGTCTGCGTTGACAAGTTATAACCAAGACCAGCAGGCCGCGTTGTCGTTGCCGCGTTGGTATCCATCAGGATTGCGTCCACGGCTGTTGCCGTGTCGTCAACGATGGCTTCACGGATCAACGCTTCGATCGATGGCGTGGAATGCTCAGCCAGTTCACGCGTGAACGTTGAGATCACCGCCATTTTCTTCGGCGTCAAGTTGAGCGCATTGAAGGACGCTTGCTTAACCGGGATTGCGCCACCTTGCGCCACGAACGCCCCGGCGACTAACTTGGTGTTGGTGCGGTAAGGCATACTCACCACGCCACTTTGCCCGAAGGTAAAGCGCCCACCAAGCGCTGACAACCGAGCATAGATCGAAGTCGGCTGCAACAAGTCGAAGAAGTCGCCGATGGACACCGTCACCAGTTCCGCCGCCCAAGTCGCCGTGGTCGTTGTACCGACTGTAGAAGCACCACGAGTCAGCATGCCGCTCAGCGCCACAATGCTGTCGTGCATACGCTCTTGCCCGCCATAACACTTTTGTACAGATTGTGTCGGTGACAACCCGTCATAAGCCGGGTCATAGCGCCGTCTAATCTGGGCGGTCAATGCTTTCCATATATAATCTGACGGACGAATTTTTTGTTTCGGCATAGCAAACGGCGTTTCATGCCGCACTGGCAATCCCTGTCCGCCCGCATCATCAGCGGCACCGTTGGCGGCCCCGCTAACCGGCTTGCTATTGAACGCCAAAGTTTTCTCAACCTTCTTCAGCGATTCAAGTGAACGATCTGCCGCTTCAATAGCATTTGTCAGTTCGTTCGTTGTAGTTTCTTGTTCTTCCGTTATGTTTGCGTCATCGACGGTCTTGATATGCTCCGTCAACTTGTCGCGTAACTCATTACGCTTTGTCTCCGCGTCCTTGACGCGTTGAGCAATTGGTACATTAATCATGGTCTTGTTCTTTCGAACAGGAGGATTTTCGGCGGACCCGCCGTTGCTAGCACGACGTACCGCAGGCAATTGTCCTCTAGCGCCGGACCCGGCAAAGACAAGCTTCTGCGTTTCATCGGAAATCTTCAAAGCCTTGGCGATCTGTAGTGCGTTCGGATTCGCTGGGATGGTCACCAAGCTGCACTCCATCAGCGAACTTTTGGTATAGTGATAACCACCACCACCACTCTCTAGCGGCTTGGATTCCACAGGCATGAAGCCGACCGACACTGCCTTAAGAATCCCCGCGTCAACAAGTTTGCGAATTTCATCAATGCGCGCGGATGTCCCTTCCGGGGCGAGCTTTAACCGTGCGCGCAACCCCTTGTTCTCTACCCGCAGATTGTCCCAAGTCCCGATAGGAAAATCCCCGCGATGGCCAAACAGCGCGATGGGGTTTTTCTTAAAGTCCTTGACGTCCCAGCCGTCCGACGCGATGACGTCGCCATAGCGATCCACCGTTTCATCCGACAGCACAAAATCCATGCCGACAACGTCCGCTGTGGTGTGCGTCTTGCGGATCACTTTGCTATCGCCGCTGGCGCTCATTCCTTCGCTGTCCCACAAACCCTGACAATAATCTTCATCCATGCCGTCAGCGGTGCAAGCGGCCATGAAATCATCTTCGTTATCATAATCTTCGGGGTCGCACTGTTTATGACGAAGAGGTTTGTTCATGTGGGTACAACCTTCATTGCTGCGTTGCCGACCAACCGCATTTGTGCGGCCACCATCGTCATCTTGAGCGAACGGCGGATGGTCACGCTACCGGTCATGGCTGTGCTCACAGAACCATTCGCGCCGTAGATTTTAAGTTCATGATAATACGTTGCTGCAGGCCAGTCGGTATCGCTGGCATCCAACGCGATATCGATGCCGCCTTCAGCCGCCGTGATGCCCGCGCCCATAGACTTGCTGATCAGGTATTCGTCTTCCACCGCGTGCGCAGATTTAGCCACGCGGTAGCGGATACCTAACGCGCTAGTCGGGTCATACGGCGCACCGGCTTCATCAGTCAAGCCGATGAAGACGGTTTCGCTATCGCCGCGATACAAGTCTAGATTTTGGTTAGTTATAGTCACGCTTACCACCGAGGCCAACTGTTCGGCCAAGTCTGGCCGACATTTGGTGCTGGTCCGGGGTTTTCCCTT